ATCTGTATTAACTTCTCTTTCTGTAATAATTGGTCTAATTCTATCAAAAATATCCTGAATCCCATTTCTATTATAGAAATACAGTCCATTGGGGTAATCAAAGAAGAAAACGCCTCCAGCGCCCTCACAAGCTTGCTGAGGGTAATCTATACCCAGTTGCGTTGTCAACTCTACAAGCTGAAAACTGTCTGCATCGTAGCCCATCAAAAGATACATTGCTTTTGGTTTAAATATCAATAATTGACCATCAATTATCTGTATCCCCGTAATTCCCTCTCCGCCAGCAATAATATCAATATAGTCATCTTGGTACCAATTTGTTGGCAAAGATTCATGAGACCAACGCAATCTATTTGGGTACGCTGTACCATCTTCAAAAGTATTAGCTACAAACAATTTATTAGCATGAGCCCTTGCATGCTCTGCACGGGGCATATAACCGCCCGCTGGGATCTCATAAGGTTGCCATGTTGGTCCAGATGCAGTCAATTGTGTTGCATAGACATTTCCAATAGTCCAGCTATACATAAAGCTAGAGCCTTTTCCAACCGCCATATAAATAGTGTCTTCCCATTGAGTAATGGAAGCACCATTTGTTGATACTACTGGAACGGTATTAAAAGCATCAATTGAAAGAACAGTAAAATTACCACCAGTTGATTTACGAATTTTACCATTAGCAGCAGATGCATACCCAGTGGAAAGAATAATATGTGGACTTGCAGTGTCTTTATAATTAAATAAAGTTTTAGGATTCCAAGTTGTTCCTGAGTTAACAACGGCAGTTGTATGTTTTGTTTGATACCCTGCACGACTAAATACTCCGCCTCTTGGATCAATTTCAACATTGATCATACCAGGAGATTCATTTTCAGCTAACTGAAACTGGTCAGCACGAAAGTTTAAACCTCCTGTAAAATCAAATACTTGTTTAAAACTGATCGTTGCCATTTAGTACATTCTACCTAATGGTGGACTCCCAGGTAATACTTGGATTCCAGCAAATGAACCAGACAAATAAGTACCAGTCAATTGTAAACCACCGCTTAGAATTATAGGCTGGTTATTATTAGGGGATGTTAAATTTGCTTTAGCAAGGGTTACGCCAGTATCAAAATGCTTCATATAAACATTAGCCATCTCCGAATCTTCTTGGAACTGGAAGATGCGAGCAAGAGTAAAGTTAACGAGCATCATATGGAACTCATTATCAATATCTACATATTGAACACTTTCTGAGTTATTAGAATCTGTTAACCAACTATAATCTGGTTGACGATAACCCAAAATGTTTAAAGTATATACACCATTTGGTTTTGGATATAATCTAAGTGAGTTATTCCAAAGAGTCCAGTATGCTGGAATATTAGATTGGTCTGTTGTTCCATTCCAAATCTGTTGTGCTTTAAAGTTATCAAGATAAATTAACTCTAGTCCATACCCAGCAGTCTCATCTTCACCTTGAACTGACACAACATTGATTATTTCTCTAATGCTTGCTGTAGTTAAGTTTGCTTGTGGGGTTGTAATATACGGGGACCAGGTACTGACTAAAACAAAGTTACTGCCATAGTCACGAACATCTTCAAGAGTTTGAATTTGATAGGAAGTTTGGAACCAAGGGAGGCGGCTATCTAGAGCTACAATTCTCTGATAACCTTCTTTAATAAATTGCAACACCAAGTCTTGATTAATATCATCAACATCTGGGTTATATCCAATTTCTAATAGAGACAAAGATTCAATTAATTGAATTAAATAAAAAGAATTTAAACCAGTTGTTAGTGTTGTTGACGGGGCTGCCATTTATAATCTCCTATACCAATTATTCTACCGATTCTCCAAATGCTCTTTGTGCAAGCTTTGAAGCATCAAAAACTTCTCCTTCGGCAAGAGGAGAGACTTTATTAGCAAGCGCTCGTAAATGACCAATGCAAAGGCTTGTTCCTTGAGAAACTGGACCTTGACATATTTCACCTACTTTTGTAATAGCATTGCAAGTTTCATACTGCACAAAATATGGTCTACCGCTCGGAGGAGCTAATTCCATCCCTGGCATCATACCACCTGCAGGCATGATATTTGACAATTCAGTTCCTGATACTGATCCATACGGCTCAGTTCCAGCAAGCATTTGTGGTTTTGATACATGTTCTCTTTGAGCCATTATAATCCTCCGATTAAAATATCTTCTATATACTGTTTGTTTTGTTACCTATAATAAGCCTATAAATAGCCAATACGGGGAGAGTTACCCGAAGGATGGTAACTTTTAAACTCCCCGTACTAACCGATCTTTTGATTGTTAATTAACCGACTCTTACATACTCAACGCTTGAAAGGTAGCCTTTTGCTACCACTGAAGTGTTGTCTGCAATAATACGGGCAATAACATTACCTGAAGTTGAAGGCTGAATAAAGCCCTCAACGGTATGAATGTTACCTGCAGTTGCTGCAGTTGTAGTTGTTTGCGCTGCTGGCAAATCATATGCCGCACCGTTTGTAACTACTTCTGTCGTTGCACCAGTTGGTTGATTACCTACATAAGCCAAGAATGTTGGCGAAGCTGGACCACTGATTGAAACAGCATGACCATCAGTTGTTGCAGCACAAGTTGTCATTACCGTAAATTTAAAACGATAAGTATTTCCTGCTTTTGCATAAAAACTGAGACCAGTCAAGTCTGCATATGAAGTCGTTGAAGTGACATCTGCAGGCAGAACTACTCTGTTTGTATATTGAAAGGTTGATCCTACTTGGACATCACCTGTTACTGTTGTTGTTGCCATAATATTTATTTCTCCTTTGTAACCCATTGGTTACGGTAAACCCATCCCCAAAGGGCGGGGGGATATTGGATAACATCCCTATTTTTTTTATTTTAAAGTAAATGTTCAGGGCTTACCTTCAAGCCCCAAACAGTTACAATCCTTAATTAAGCTGTCTTTGCTGTGAGTTTTGCTTGACGCTTACGGTTGCTGCAAGTAAGTTCACCGAACGAAAGAATCAACGCATAACGAGCGTCAACGCCTGCAACGGTTCCCTTTTGGAACTCAGTGGTGTTAAACCAATGACCGTTCATACCAGTCAACTTGAGGTACTTGCTGTTCATGAAGAACATGTTGCCTGATGTACAAGAAACGTCAAACACAACTGGTGTTTGCTTGAACATCAAGTTCTGGAAACCAGAGTTGGCTTTCGTCACATCTTGGTAACGAACTTGTGCTGTCAACAATGATTCGTACTTCTCAAACAAAGTCTGAGTTGTAACAATCATATCTGGTACATCACTGCCCTTTGAAGCTGTGTTGTATGCTGTTGCCATTTGCAACTGAGTCAACGCAGTAGCGGTGTTCTCTTCGTATGAAGCCCACCATGAGTTAGTTGTTGGATCAATACCACCAACAGTGTTAGATGCATCAATGATGAATCCAAGACCTTGGAAGTCTTTTCCGCCGTTACCAACGCTGTTTGCGTACAACATGTCGTTCAAGGATTCCTTGATTGACTCTTCTGTTTGCATGATCTTTGCATTCAGCAATTTAATAATTGCCTCTGTTCCACGGTTCTGTGCTTCTTCAATACCGCTGATTGCAATAGAAGCAGCCATCTGCTTCCAGTTGTAATTAGCAGCTGAAATGCCTTCCTGTGGGGTAAGGTCAATTGCATCATAACCCGAGTACGATCCTGCTGTATCATTAGCTGCGTATACCAGCGGTTCTACAATTGAAGTACCGCCTTCTTCCATTACCACACGACCCTTTGAATTCAAATGATCCAAAAGTACCGTTGCTGTGAAAATGTTGTCTACCAATGTTGGTCGGTAGTTTTGCAATGTCGTTGAGAGAATTGCATCAAAATTACTATTTCCTGCCATGTTATTTAATCTCCTATGATTAAGTTAGACACCATATATTTATATGGTGATATTTAGTTTATGCCTAGAGTTTTTTGCGCCGCCTCATAAGCCTCAAATACGGTTTTTGGTGGAGCAGATTTAGGTACTGAAGTTGCTTTAGAAGATGTTGTAGAGGAAACAAGATTTGCTTGCCCTCTCTTATTATCTAAACGAGCTTGCTCATCGGCTAATTTCTTATTAGCTTCTGTTGCTTTGGAGTAAATTTTATCAAAAGCGATTTGTTTAAAAACTGCTTCTAAATCTGTTGCCCCTGTAGCAAGCGCCTTAGATACAACTTCATCTGCATCAAAGTCATTACCATATTTGCCCGTTAAAGAATCAATTGTTTTTGTTAGCTCATCCACAGCCCTTTGATTTTCAAAGGTTGTAAGTCGCTTCTCTAAAGCCTTTAATTGAACAGTTGCTGGGTCTTGCCATACATCTTCTTCAATTTCTTGTTGAGGAGTGTCAAGACCTAGTTGTTGTTGCAATAGCCTTATAGTTTCTGCTGGGTTGTTTTGCAAACCATCTTGCAAAGCTGCAGCATACTGCAATTGCTTCTTTTGTTCACTGATTTCCTGTGTCTTACGGGTATAATCCGCTTGACGCTGGTAGCCAGCTAGAGCCTCCTTCAAAGGAACTGTTACTTCCTGACCATCTACTTGGAGTTTAACGAACTTGTCGCCTACCTCTGCAAAGTCAAAAATATCTAATTCTTCTTGTGGAGTTTCTACTTGCACTTCTGCCGTATCTATAGCTTGTCCGTCTTGGGGGCTACTCGTGTCGTCAATAGCACTAGCGTTAATATCATTTATGTCTGTCATGGAGTCCTGCCTTCTGTGGTTATTCCGTAGAAACTATTGTTTCCTCTTATTAGCTTATTTCATTACATTACTGGTGGTTGCGCCTGTTGTGCCAACAATTGTTGTAACACTTCAGGTGGTAAACTTGCCAATAAACTTTCTAAATCCCCGCCAGCTTGTGGGTTAGGGACTGGCTGTTGATCCATTGGTGGTTGACCACCTTGCATCATTGCCATTAATTCTGGAGGCATCCCCTGATCAGCACCTTGCGGCAAGCCTGGGGGCATTTGATCTTGTGGAGCTTGTGGGGCTTGTGGAGCTTCTGGAGCCTGTGGTTGTTGTAAGAATGTTGATGCATCTTTTACTCCAAATCCAGTAGTTAAAACATACTCAGCCAATTTTGGTAGATTTACAAGACCAGCTTGTGCAAATGGTTGCATTGCTGAAACAATTTGTAGAGCCATATCTCGGCGGAAAGCTTCATTACGAGGAGCAGTTGATCCTGCTTCTACAGTAAAGTCAAATTGACCAGAAATATAATCTTTATCAAATGTTAGCCAAACTGGTGATGCTTCAGTACCAATAATTCTAATAGTCTGCTCACCAGTTAAATATTGTTGAGCCAACATAATAATATTAGAAGCACATTGAGCAATAGAGTTTTCAATATAAACAAGCTTTTCCGCAACTCTAGCATTACCAGCTTCAGCAATAATAGATGCTTCACGAGCAGTTCTTGTAGTCTCTGGAATAGCACCACGCTGGTATTCTGAGACACCAGACACACGGTCAATATCATTTTGAATAAGAGTAGATTGATTATAGAACTCAGGAGGGTTAATTAACGCTGGCATTGGGACTGCGACATTATTAAGGTTCTCTGAACCCTTAACAGGCACCATCACATTGTCATCATCTGAAGCCAGCATTTGTCTACCGAAGTCATCAAAGGCAGATTCTTGAATAAGCCATTTGCGTGAGTAACGCTTTCTATGGTTCATCATCTGGGTACGAGTTTCGTTTAATTCGTACTGCAATGGTTCAATCGCTTCTAATTCACCCATCGGATAAAAAAAGTTAGGAATATCATAGTTACGCAACATAACAAAAGGATGCCCAAAAACATAAGGCATCTTTACTGGTTTAATTAGAAACTTGTCTCCGCTATCCGAAAACACTGACATCTCTCCAGTATTAATATCATAATATTCATAAATATCACAATAGGAATCATCTTTGTTATTTGAATCATATGATTCTTGATAACTAGAATCTGTATAACTACGGAAAGATGAAGGAGTTAATTCTTTCCTAGCAGCAGCCTCATACCTAGTATCATTCTGTACATCTTTAAAAGGCTTGCGTATTCTTTGAGCAATCCAACGGGCATCATCCATGTTGGCTGCATCTGGATCAACAAACATATCAAACGGATTAATTCTTTCCGCAAACGGTCTATCTTCTCTAATAATAAAACTTGATTCTACATCGCTTGTGACATTATCTTCTGCTGCTTCATCAGCGGTATCTTCAATGTTATCTAATTTTGATTCCTCAACAAAACGATAACCAGTCTTAACCCAGCCATGACCAATAATCAAATAATCTTTTACTGCTCTTTGAAATTCACTTTGGCAATCATAATGCTGCCACCAATAGTTAATAATAGATTCTGTAAGAATAGCTTTATCGCCATCTGATGGTTTACGAGGGTTTACATTGATCTTTGGTCTTCCGATAGCAACCGAAGGGGCTAGTGTATTGATAGTAGAAAAACAAATATTGACAAGCAAACGATCACCAGTAGCCATACCACGGTATTGCCTACCTCTGTAAAGATTAATTAGTCGTTGCCATAGATTGTCGTAGCTTTCATTAACACGCCATTTTTTAGCGTATTCAACACGACTTCTTTGAGTAGATAGTTTATTTTGGTTAGATTCTCTTGCCATATTTTATTCCTTCTCCTGTTTAAATTAACAATCCCATTTACGCAAAGCCAAAGCCTTGCGAGTAGGGCGACCTTTTGAATCCTTCATTGGACCTGGGTTGCCACCCATTCTTGCACAAAATGATTTACGCCTAGCTGCTGCTTTCGGAGACTTAGCTGCTTGCTTGGCGGATACTGGTGGTTTTAGATTCATACCTTGAGCTTTTGCTGATGCACGACCTTTAGCATTTAATCCACCAGTAGGACTTTT